TTCAATAAACCATTTCGTAAGATAAACAAATCTCAACTCATTAACGCTACAAATGAGAAAGATTGTTTAGTTGAAGTAGAGTTTAATATCAATAGTAAACAATATCTTGTAAGAAGATCAATCAAACCAAATTTGTTTGAGATAGAAGTTGATGGTCAAAAGATGCATAAACAATCTGATGATCGTACAATGCAAAAGATATTAGAGGAGAATATATTAAAGGTAAATTATAAGTCTTTTACTCAAATTGTAATTTTGGGTAGTAGTGCTTTTGTTCCTTTCATGCAATTATCTGGAACAAATCGTAGAGAAGTGATTGAGGATTTACTAGACATTCGTATTTTTTCTGCAATGAATACGATTATTAAAGATAAGATAAGAAAACAGAAGGAAGAAATACAAGTGTTAGATTTGAAAAAAGATAATGTGAAAGATAAATTAGAAATGCAAGAGAAGTTTATTAAAGAATTAGATAATCGTGGAAAAGAAACTATAAAGGGTAAAAGGGATAAAATTGATTCCTTAATTACTGAGGGAGAAGAATATACAGAATCTATTCAGAAGTTGCAGGATAATGTGTTTGAGGTTACTAAAGAACAAGAGAAGGTTACTGGATCGAATAAAAAATTACGATCTCTTAACAATCTAAAAGGTAAATTATCAAATAAAGTATCAACGATAACAAAGGAACATAAGTTTTTCACAGATAATGTAACATGTCCTACTTGCACTCAACCTATAGAAGAATCGTTTAGATTAAATAGAATTAGTGATGCTCAAACTAAAGCTAAAGAGTTGCAATCTGGTTACTTAGAACTGGAAAAAGCAATTAAAAACGAAGAGTCTAGAGAGCATCTTTTCACTAAACTAACAAAGGAGATCAGTAAACTCAATAATGATATTTCTCAAAACAATACTAGGATATCTGGATGTAACCGACAAATCAGAGATTTGGAATCAGAAATTCAGAAACTTACCACACAACTTGCAAACAGAAATACTGAAGATGAAAAATTAAAAGAGTTTAATCAAAGTCTCCAAAACATTTTTAAAGAAATAGCAGATAGAAAAGAGGAAATCATCTATCATGATTTTGCATATTCTTTGCTAAAGGATGATGGAGTTAAGACAAAAATAATTAAAAAGTATCTACCACTTATCAATCAGCAGGTCAATCGTTATCTGCAGATGATGGATTTTTATATCAATTTTAAGTTGAATGGGGAATTTAGTGAGACGATAGAATCACCAATTCACGAAAACTTTTCTTATAGTTCTTTTAGTGAAGGTGAGAAGATGCGTATTGACTTAGCATTACTATTCACTTGGAGAGAAGTTGCAAGAGTCAAGAACTCAGTAAATACTAATCTATTAATTATGGATGAGGTATTTGATAGTTCACTTGATGGTATGGGAACTGATGAGTTCTTGAAAATTATTAGATATGTAATTAAAGATGCAAATGTATTCGTGATATCCCATAAACCAGACTTACAAGATAAATTTGAAAGTGTGATAAGATTTGAGAAGGTAAAGGGATTTTCACAAATGGCATCTTAATAAATACTTAAAATACTAATAAAAATGGCTTGGCATATTACTAAAACCAGTATGATGTCTTCAGCAGGTACTGTTTACTATGCTGGAAGTAATCGTTGGACATCAACTTATGCAGACCGTACTACATATACCTCTCAGGCAAATGCAAAAGCAGAGACTTATATCTGGGATAAAAAAACCAATAATGGTTGGGATTTAACTGCTGTAAACGAGAATGCATAATGAAAACATTTAAGACATTTAAAGAAGACTATGAAAAGAGAGGAAAGTCTGCTCTTAAAAGCATAGGGAATACTGCGATTGATTACTTTGCTGGTGGTGGTGATATGAAAGGATTTGGTGATGTTCTAAAAGGTGCAGTGACAAGTCAAGTTAAAAAACATAAAAAACCTGTATTAAAACAATTAAAAAAAGATTTAAACAAAAATATGAAGTAGACAGTTGATAAAGTGTCCACTCAACCGTCCACTGGGCGGTTTTTTAGTCTATACTGTGTATATCAAACAAAGATAAGATGAAACACGAAATCAAATCAACCCTTGCTAAACTCCTTGCTACTGAGGATTTAATAGTTGAGCATAAGAATGTGGAGACAGCACAGTTCGATGTTCACAATCGTGTTCTAACACTTCCTAATTGGGATAACGCAAGTGAAGGTATATTTGATATGCTTGTATGTCATGAGGTTGGTCATGCTTTATACACACCTGATAGAGACTGGAGAGAAGGTAGAGTTACATCTCATTCATTTGTTAATATTGTTGAAGATGCAAGAATAGAAAAATTAATGAAGCGTAGATATGAAGGTGTCTCTAAGACATTCTTCAATGCTTACAATGAATTATCTGATAATGATTTCTTTGAGATTAAGGATAAAGATATAGAAGAACTAAACCTTGCAGATCGTATTAACTTACACTACAAGATTGGTAACTTTGTTGATATTGATTTTATTCCAGAGGAGCAATATTTCATAAACAAGATTGATAAAATAGAAACATTTGATGAAGCACTTGATGTTGCTGAAGAATTATATGCATATTGTAAACAGCAAAAAGCAGAAGAGAAAGAGAAGTTAGATGAAATGCAAAGTGATAACGATATTGATTTTAATATGGAAGGTATGGATAGTGCTGATAGTAGCACAGATGAGAAAGGAGAATATGAAGTTACTGAAAATACTGAGGGAGAACCACAAGCATCCAATGAACCAATTATTGAAGACTTCAAACAAGATAATCAGGGAGAGGAAGATTGGAATGAAGAACCTGAATCTGAAACAATGGAAGCATTAAATGATGCACTTAAAAATCTAACAAACACTCAATCAAGAGAAAGTACATATGTTGAAATTCCTGAGTTAATCTTAGAGAATATTATTGTTGACAACAAGACAGTTCATAAAAAATTAGATGAAGGTTGGAAAGATTGCTATACACATAGAGAAAATTATGTGAAAAAATATAATGATCACTATGATATAAGTGAGTTGGATAAACCAATCTTTGATGAAGTTGATGCAATGTATTATAAATTCAAGAAAGATGCACATAAGGAGGTAAACTATCTTGTCAAAGAATTCGAGAGACGCAAGTGTGCAGGAGCTTATGCTCGCTCTTCTACTAGTCGTACTGGTGTCTTGGATACCAAATCTCTTCATACTTATAAATTCAATGAGGATATCTTTAAGAAAATCACTGTTGTCCCAGATGGGAAAAACCACGGACTAGTATTTGTACTTGACTGGTCAGGTTCAATGTCAAACGTGATGATGGACACACTTAAGCAACTTTATAATCTTATTTGGTTTTGTCGTAAAGTTCAAATACCATACGAAGTTTATGGATTTACTATTGATTATCCAAATTATGATAAAGAAAGAGTAGTAGCGGTCAAAGATAAAGAAATACAAATTCCCGATAATTTTCATCTTTTCAAGTTCTTTACACATAATACTAAGACAAAAGATTTAGATCATCAATTACTTAATATCTTTAGATGTGCAGCAACATTTGATTGGAATGTTAATAGAACTTGGATGCAAGTTCCTCTTGGATTTAGATTATCAGGAACTCCATTGAATGAAGCAATGATTGCACTTCGCCAAATACTTCCTCAGTTTAAGAAAAATAATAATGTTGAGAAAGTACAATGTGTTGTTCTAACTGATGGTGAAGGTCAACCAATGAGATATAATAGAGAATTGAAAAGAGATTGGGAAATGTGTCCGCACATGGGTACACAATACTTTGGTGAAGGGTGCTTTATTCGTGACAGACAGTTAGGTACAACATACGTTTGTGAGGGTCACTGGTATGATGACCGCAATCAAACTGACGTTCTTCTCAAGAATCTAAGGGAGCGTTTACCCAATGTCAACTTTATAGGTATCCGAGTTATGCCAAGTCGTGAAGGTTCATCATTTGCACACAGGCATCTTGGATATGGAAACGAATCCTACGAGAAAGTAATGATTAGATGGAGAAAAGAAAAATCATTTGCGATTAAGGATGCGGGATACCATACTTATTTTGGACTTGCTTCACAGGCATTGGCAAGTGATGCTGAATTTCAATGTGAAGACGATGCTACAAAGGCACAAATTAAAAGAGCATTTGTAAAAAGTCTTAAGAATAAGAAGATGAATAAGAAAATATTAGGAGAATTTATTGAATTGGTAGCATGATAAATAGTTAAAATTATATTATTACAATGGTTAGAATCACACCACAAGATGCACAAGGAATGATGGATGCGTACTCTAAGGTATATGCACCCAAAGAAGAATCAAAACCTGAGACTGAGGCAGTAGATAAGACTGACAAGTCTGATGCACCTGCTAATACTGCAGAAACTGATAAATAAAAAAAGTAATTACCAGAGAAAAATGTCTAAATTTGGAGATTTAATATCAGGAAAAGTACCTGAAACTGTTGTGGAAGCACCTATTCCTGTTGTAGAGAAAGCACCTGTACCTGTTGTAGAGGAAGCACCTGTACCTGTTGTAGAGGTTGCAGATATAGTAGCACCACCAGTAGAAACTGAGGTTCCATTAGACTATGGTACTATGTCAAAAGATGAACTTGAAGATTATGGACGTACTATAGGTATTGAATTAGATAGAAGACACAATAAAAAGAAGTTAATAAAAGAACTAGAAGACTATACTAAAAGCATCTAACCACTTTATAAAGTGGCACACAAGGGGGTTACACTACCCTCTTTTTTGATTATAATAAGTATATCAAAAGAAAAAAACAAACTTTATTATGCCCTTCGAGATTAAAATGACTGCCGACCAAGTGATTGAAAAACTAAAGGCACTTTACGGTACTGAGTTCACAGCAGCAGATATCAAAGCATTCTGTGCTATGAACGATATTACATATCAAACAGTAACTAAGAAGTTACAGAAATTTAAGGTTTCTAAAGGTAAGTGGAATCTCGAAGTTACTCAGGAGAGTGTAGAAAACATTGAAAAAAGTTTTTCTGCTCCTGCTGTAATGCCAAATGTAGAGAAGAATCTTGTTCCATCAGTTGATAATACTTTTGTCAAGTTTGGAAACTTTACTGATGTTAAGAAGATTGTTCAATCAAAACAGTTCTATCCAACATTCATTACTGGTCTCTCTGGTAACGGTAAGACATTTGGTGTAGAACAAGTATGTGCACAACTTAAGAGGGAGTTAATTCGTGTCAACATCACCATCGAAACAGACGAAGATGATCTTATTGGTGGGTTTCGTCTTGTTGATGGTAATACTGTTTGGCACAACGGACCTGTGGTTGAAGCTCTTCAAAGGGGAGCTATCTTACTTCTAGATGAGATTGACTTAGCATCTAATAAGATACTTTGTTTACAACCAGTTCTTGAAGGTAAGGGATTATTCCTCAAGAAGATTGGTCAGTATGTTTCACCTAAAGCAGGATTCAACGTAATTGCAACAGCAAATACAAAAGGTAAAGGTTCTGATGATGGACGTTTCATAGGTACAAACGTATTGAATGAAGCATTCCTTGAGAGATTTCCTGTCACATTCGAGCAATCATATCCACATCCAAAGGTAGAGGAGAGATTACTTACACTTCATGCTGAGAGTGTTGGTGTTAAAGATTTATCCTTTAT